GTGATTTTCATTAGCTATTTACTGAGATTAATAAAAGATACTTTTCCCGAAAATGAACTTGTCCAGAAAACGTGTATTGCATTAATCATTTTTTTCGCAGTTTTATCAATTTTAGGAGCAATAGCCTTTATATCATCACTAGCAAAAAATACCAAAGAGATGAGATTAGCTTCCACACACTATGATTCGTGGTTTGAGCAGTTACCCCCTGAACACATTTTAAAACAAAATAATGATGGGCTTGACAAATTATATGAAATGCTAAGTGTAATTGGTATAACAACAGGTTCATTAATTGATACCCAAAAAGAAATGATAAAATATGAATTTGGTAAATTAGATATAACTGAATTAGGAATATTGGAGGCATACCTAAGCAAAAAATTTGATGAATCTAAGCCGGAATACTTGCTTATAGATGCGGAAACTATGAAAACCCTCAAAAAAATTAAGATAGAAATAGGACAAACTAAATCAATTAAATTATATCGGAACGAGGTAGAATTAAGTTTTGATTATGTCCCACCAAAGAATATACGACTTACTAAAGGGAAGCCCAAACTAGATGAGTTAATCTCTTTAGGTTTTGTAAAAGCGTATATACAAGATCCCGATATAGCAAAAATTAGTAGCAATCAGATCACAGCTCTTGCTAAAGGAAAAACAAAGCTTATTCTCTTTTATGGAACACAATTACTTGAACAAGATGTAATCATTAAATAATAGTTGCCGTTTTAGTCTTTGCATCCCAATCTATCTTTACTCCCAAGGCATCAGTAATGGCGCGCAAAGGTACATAGCTTACACCATCAATAAGCTTTACACCCGCTACCGTTTTACCTTTCACAGTCACATTTACTTGATTGTCTGATTTTGTAGCAGGCTTAGGCTGTAGTCCAAGGTGCTTGGCTAATCCTGATACATGCCCGTCAATAATAGCGTTGATTATCTCAGCGCGTTTTAGCCTATTTGCATCCGATAAGACATCTATAAATAGATTTTCCGTCAAAACAGCCGTCATCTTTGATTCCCTCACCATGTGTAGGTTTTTGGACTTGGTGCCACGATCGATTACTCCAAACGGTTTTAAGCGATTTACAATTTCGACATGCAGGATATTTTGTAGAGCAATCGAAGCCTTTGACGCCGTTGTATACCTAAAGGACTCAAACCCTCCTGCTCCACCACCTGCATTGCAATGGATAGATACCAAGGCATCAGCACCTATCTTATTAGCTAGGTCTGTGCGCTCTTTTAGTTCTAAAAATTTATCCGTTGATCTGGATAATGTGACACTCACCCCGTCATATTGACTCTCTAGCCGTTGCTTAATGCCCAAGGACACCGCTAGGGCAATGTCCTTTTCCTTCAATCCATTTCCTACGGCTCCGGGGTCTTTGCCACCATGCCCTGCATCTATAAATACCTTTTTCATATTACTCACCCTCCTTGGCTTTTTGCGATTGTTTGACGATCTGATTACCGTACACAGCGACAGCACCACATAAGAGTCCTTGTAAAAAACTATCCACACTTAAACCATGTAAAAATAGTACAAATACAATAGCTGTTAACGTCACACCATAAATAATAGTCCAGTCGGGTACTTTAGGCGTTTGCTTTAGTGTAAAGCCGATCACCCAGCAAGCCACAACAACAATTAATAAATCAGCCTTGATAAATTCAGCAATAACGCTCCATTCCATATAACTTCATCCTCTCTATTATTCTTCTATTTTGTCTACTCGCTTGTGGAGCGACTTGTTAGATTCTTCAATTCGCGTGACACGTTCACTTAACGCGTCGATTCGTTGACTTTGTACACGTTGATCTAGCCTAATATCATCAATACCACGTCTGATGTAGTCTAGGTCTGTTTGCAAGGCTGTTATTGTCCCTGCATCATGTGCGGCATCTTGCTTCATTGTCCTGTTTCGCCCCATCCAACCCAAAGCCATACCGCTAAGGGCTGTAATGACGGCGAATATTGCAGTAAAGTCCATCCCGTAACCTCCTAAAAAAAAGACATAAAAAATACGCCTATTTGGCGCTGTAATTAATCCCTGTAATTTGTTTGTATTCCTTGTCTGTAATCATTTTCGCTTTTACAAAGGCTTTTACCGACTCCACTGTATAAGCAGGATGTCCGTTATCATAATATCGTTTAACTGTCGTATACCACATTAAGCATTCCCCCTTTAAGGTTTGCAAGCTCTAGCATCACAGTACCTAAGGTATCTTCTAAATTTGCTATAGTTGCTTTGTCTTTTGCTGACTCTAACAATAGGGTACCTAAGGTGTTTGTTACATTAGTTTCAGGCTCATCCCAATCTGCCCCGTCCATTAGATCAAAACCTGAAAGATCGGATATACCACTTAATGAGAACACTTCTTTATCACCGTTAAAACCTGTTATACTGTCTGCCGTTTTTACTATACGTTCAGCACTATAGAGTTCATCAAAAAATTTTAATTTCTTCATCGGATTACACCTCCACTACTAATACTCACCATCACAGAAGCGTTTGGCTGTGTACCATTTTTTGCGATAACTCCTCCTTCCCTGACTGACAACCCAAAAGTATTATCACTTCCACTATTTTCTATTGAATTTATGTGGGACTGCATACTTTGGATTGCTACATACATGTTGTTTATTGTGCAATTGACTACTTCTCCCCAAAACACTTTAACAAACTGTATGCCATACGGTTGATTTGCTGAGACAGCCTTTTCAATCTTACACCTTGAAATGGATACTCTCGTGCACTCCAATAACGCAATAGCCGGATCACCTCCACTTAATGAAAAGCCACTAATGGATATTTTTGGGGAACACGCATTGAAGCTTATTTTTGATATGAACGGCATGTTCCCATTCGAGGTTTGTCCATTAAAATTAACTGCCCCTATTCCCACTAATCCAGTAATCCAAAGGGAAGGGTACGTTCCAGGAGCTACCGTGATGTTAACGCCATGGTTAATAGTTAATCCTTCTAGTAAGGCTACTACTCTATTTAGAGTTTTAAATGCTTTATTTGCCGTGCTTCCATCGTTTAAATCTGACCCGTTTACAATATCTACATAATAAAAGCTATTTCCCGTCGTGGATCGTTTCCCTCCGGTCATTAAAGCTAGAGATTGCAGAGACATAAAGTCGTTCCAAGGTGCTGATTTTATTCCTTTGTTTAACATAATCTGAGAAATATACTTTGTTGATGCCTCTTCTGTACTTCTCGAAAAAACTTTTATTCTAATTTGGCTAATTTCCGCAGGTACTACAAATCGCAAATCTTTTCTGTGCCATGACGAGTTTGCGTCAGCATACAGAGTAGCTATAACTTTGGACTGATCTATTGTACAAACCTCAATACCCCATGTTGTACCACTTAGCCCACGAGTATACATATCAGCGGATATGGTATACTCCCTATTGCTATCTACATTAATACTATCTGATACTAAACTTGCTGTATCTTTTGAGCCATGATAAAAAGCAGTCATTACTCCAGTACTTGATCCAATACCCCAAAATCCAGTAGGTGTCCAGTTAGTAAAACTTAAAAATCCAGTTGAGTTACTTAATAGATTAGGTAATCCGCTTAACCCTTTTAGGGCATCAACCTTAGCTTGTGCACCCTCTTTGGACTCCGCATTTTGTGCTAATGTTAATGCCTCTGTAGCCGATGCCTTAGCCTCATCTGCCGCCGCTTTTGCCTCTCCTGCCTCTGTTACTGCCTTAGACAAATCGGGTATCTCATCAGCCCCGCCAATATTATGGCCCTTACCATGTTTGTCGGGTACTCCACCCCCTTCACCTGAGATTGTTAATTCTCCTGCTGTTGGATTAGTGGATATAATAATGCCCGGACCCGCTTTAATATTAAGCTTACTGTCGGGGCCTTTAGCAACAACGTCATTAACTTGGCTAAAGGCTTTAACGTTAGCGGCTAGATTATCAAGCTTATCTCTGTCAGCGGTGGTCAAGTGTCTCTCATCGTCAGCTATATGAGTAGCAAGCTCTGTGCCCGATGCTTTACTGTTCCAGTTTGTTTTTTCAGTTGCTGTAACATGGGCAGTTGTGTTATTAATGTGGCTGTCCAATGCGGCTTTACGCTGGTCTGACTCAGCCTCTACGTTAAGTAAAGCTTTATTGATATTCTCAAAGTCGTCTTTAATGTGTATTTCACCCGTTATGCCGCCGTATCTACTTTTCGCCATCTGGCACGACTCCTTTCATGTACTCTAAACGTTGGTCTATGGCTTCTCTTAATCCTAATAAGACCTCACTCTCTTGTCCGATATGATAAGGCATAACTGCCAATATAACGGCGCATATCTCAGGCACAGGATTGTTTGGATTAAGCTCTACTTTTAATACTGGTTGTACGTTAGCCAAGTCATTCACCTACTTTCTATTAAAGGGAATACCTTCTGTTGCGTAGAATGGTATATGTTACCAACTACATTCAAGGAGGTTTTAAGATTGAAAATTACGGATTACATAAGCCTTACAATTAGTTTTATTGCTTTGTTAATCGGTTTATATAACTTAAAACAGTCAATGGTTAGATTTAGAAGTGAAACAAAGCTTGAAGAAGTTCTTGGAGATTGTTGGGTTGTCGAATGCACAATCACCAACTACTCATCAAGACCTGTAAGTGTCATTGATTTATTTATAACCTCTCAAGGAAAACGGATTATTCATATTAAGCCAACTCCAATTCGTACCGGTGAATTTTTATATAAACTTGACGGTATAGCAGTTGCTAAATCAGATAAATCAACTAGCTTCCCTTTATCTTTTTCACCGTATGAATCAAAACTTATTAATATAGTACTTACCAAAAAACCAGCGAATAAAGATTCGTACTTAGTAATAAAAACAGCAAATAGAAAACACCAGCAAAAACTTAATGTCCAATAATTACGATAATATTAAATACCAACGATCCAGCGGCTAATAACACAACAAATAACTCGCGAGTAAGGAAATTGGTCCAAACTCCGCGGGTTTTATATTTTATTTTCTCCATTTTCAATCCTCCTTTTTTCAGCATAATAAAAAGCCTCACCGTTTGGTGAGACTTTAGCGATATTGTAAATTATTCGTTGTTTTTTAAGGCCTCATTTATTTTATCTAGTTCAGCTTGTTTATTGGATAAGCTACTCTCCAATATTTCGATAGCTGCTTTATATGTTTCTTCACCTTCGTATCTATCAGTACCCGGAATCTTAGCATTCTCCATCTTAGTCTTCGTTATCTCAATCTCTTCGATTGTTGATTTAATGCTAGTCTCGATTTTATCTTTTTTTGCTGTTAACTCCGCTTTTGATTCACTTGGAACTGCTTTTTGCTCAGTATTAATTGTAACTGTATTCCCACTCAATGTAACATTACCTCCTACAGCCTCAGCAATAGCACGGACCGGAGCGTTGGTACGTCCGTCAACTACTGCGCCTTTATCCGCTAGTTCTTTACCATTAACAACAACCGTTAATTCTGCTGTCACCTTTTTACCAATTAAACTATTGACTTTAGCCGCCACTGTACCTGTGCTAGACGCTACAACCACACCCAAAACAAATGCTCCAAAAAGACTAGCCCACTTTTTCACTTTTATGGATACCTCCGTTGGTATTTTTATCCTCATAATACCATTACGTTAGTAATCTGGCAAAAGTTACAGCTACCTAAGTCCAATGATTGAGGCATCACTAAAGTCTACAGTACCAATAAATTTCCATGTTCCTTGTGCATACGTCATACCATAATTAGTACCAACTCTTAAATATTGATTTCCAATTACATGAAACTCATCAGGATTGGCATAAATCAAACCCTGTGACTGACTGGATGAGTTGTAATAGGTGTGCCCTGATATTCCTGCATCATAGTTAGTACCTAAGGTTACCCTACGTGAGTTGTTGTTATCGTAAAATACAAACCCGTCAACATCTAGCTCAATACGATCTCCATAATCTGATGTTCTGATTCGACTCCCAATTATGTCAGCGCCTGATATGCGGGTACCGTATATCTCCCCACCATTAATAAAAGAGGAAGTAAGCGTACCGCTAAAGTCACCGTCTGCCCCCATCAACGTACCAGTAAACGTACCATTTGCCGCAATCAGATCACCGCTAAATGTACCGCTAGCGGCAATTAGATCACCACGAAACGTACCGCTTGCCGCTCCCAAATGTCCATTAAATTTAAGAGTGTTATCCCAAGGGTCGTAAAACAAAGTTGACGCACCATCTACTTGCCAGTCCATCTTGTCAGAGTTTAACGTTAACTTACTACGGTGGTCTTCACGCTCTATCACCATCCCCTCGGTGCGGCTATGCGTAATGCCAAAGTAAGGTATGCCATACTTAACAACGTCCTTAGTCATATCGTTTACGGCTGTGGCTAGCGTCCTGTCAACATTAAACTCTGATCGTTGCTCACTGATGCTTGGTGCCTCTATTGACATACGTAAGCCGCCAGCAAAGTTAAAAACTTGATGCAGGATAATTGTACGGTATCTAGCAATACCGTCCCATGATATATAGGTGTTTTGCCAAGCACTCATCGTATCCACCCAAGCTGTGCCCTCCTGTTGCTCAAAACCTACGATGTCGCCTTGCTCTAGCTGTGGATAGCCTCTAGCACTCAGGGACAAAGGTAAATAACTAAATCCATTTAAGGCGTTGTATAGATTGTTGGTCATGGTCTGTGTCATAAATGGATTTTCGTAAAACAATGTGTGGTTATCATCACCACTACCTGCGGTGTATTGTAACTCGTCTTCTGTCTTATAGGTAACTGCTACCTTGGTAAAGGTCTTAACGGGGTTGGTCTGCTTGGCTGTAAAGTAATCAGATGTGGTCATGCTAAATACAGGGTTGTCAGCCGCCGAAAACCGCTTAAACTTTAACGCCCCAGCTTTATCAATATAAATACTTGCACAGTTAGCACCAGCAATATAGCTTAAAACCTGTCTGCAACTGTATCCCGTTGGGGCTATCTCCATGCGGTAGGCTGGGTTAATCACAATACTACTGCCATATGACCAACCTAAACGCCGCATGATCTCATCCCATACAGCCTGCATGGTAGTAGGGTATCTAAGCTGAGAGACATAAGCCACGTCAGCAAAGACTAATTTGTCATAACACGTAAATGTCCAGACATCATTAGTCTTTTCACGGCCATCTACATAAAACTCACCTAGTGGCAACCAATCAGTATTGGGCAATGAGAGATAAGGCACCATGCGTGCGTTAGCTGGTATAACCTCATTGGTACGTAGCTTTAAAATCAGTTTTGAGGGGATGGCTGTCCCAAGCTCAAAGCCATCTGATAGACTCAGGCTATTTTCAACGCTAAAGTCTACTACTTTTGTATTATCAAACTCTTGCTTATCTACTAATACCTTAACGTTAAACTCACGGTCAGGACGGCGTAATAAATCCGCAAAAGCTGTAGATATTTGATACACTTTATCACCTACTTTTCTGTGAGGGTAATTTTAAGACCGTTCCAGTACAAAACACCTTTAGACATTACGCTAAAAGGAGCTGGACGGTTACCCACGTAAAAGGTCTTTGTCTCATACTTGCCTGTCATGGGGTCTGGATAAGTCACTGTAAAAAATACATCACTCATAGACTGCAATAGCTCTGACATTTTAGGCCATGTCAACATACCCCAACCCATTTCAATCTGCCTTTTTACCGCGATACGGTCACGATTTAACGTGCCGTCAGCAGTACGCACACTAGACTCTCCATCATCTAAGTCTAATAGGGTCACTTGATAGCTAGAGGGGTACTCTGCGATGGGTTGACCTTTAATTTTAATATCCATGCCGTACTGTACCCCTCCTTTAAAATGTTGTTATTAATGGTGACTTACCTGTACGACGTGTAATGTCATTGATGGCTTGTATCACGATCTTGCCGATCTCAGTACCGTTGATACTTAATACTGTATTACGATCGTTGTTTTTGATTGCATCCAAGATGAGCAACAATATCTCTATCATTGGCTGTTGGCCTGCCCCTAGCATCCCCTCTAACTTAGACAAAGGAGATATAACCTCAGGGTCAGCACTTGCGCCTTTATTGTCCCCGACCATTGCTAGAGTCGGCCCATAAGCTAAGCCGCCTTTTGCAAGTTTAGGTATCGTTGGCACTTTAAAGCCTAGCGATTTACCGCCAATGCCCGGTACCCACTCAGGTACATCAATGCTGATCTTATTGACCTGCTTAATCATCCAATTAAGCGCCTCTATTACTGCGTTGACCGCACCCTTAAAGATACCTACAATGCCGTCACCGATACCCTGCATAAAGGTTTTAATGCCATTCCACGCACGTTTCCAGTCGCCTGTAAAAACCCCGGCGATAAAATCAACAATACCTCCAAGCGCTTTGATGATACCTTTAGCCGCATCGATAATGCCGCCTAATGCCTCACCAATCACCTTAAGCACTCCACCAAAAACAGATGCAAAAATAGGCCCTAATTTTTGTACAAGCCAGTTAACAATAGGCATCACAAATTTATTAAGTATATCCAGTGCCGCCGTAGCCAACTTGCCAACAAAGTTAAGTACCTCAGTGACAAGACCTTTTAAATGTTTGTCCCATAGCTCTGTCAAAAACTTAAGTGCGCTTTGGGTAATAGGCTTTAAAAACTTTTCCCACAGGCTAGTCCAAAGCTCTTTGAGCTTGTCAACCGCCTGTTTTAGCCCGTCTACAATTTTTTTGCCCCACTCGTCCCACCATTTAAAGATGATGTCTAGAGCGTCCTGTATAATCTTAGATATGAGTTGCATTACAGGGTCAATAACACCTTGCCAGATGTCATCAAAGATTTGTTTAACTAGATCAAACAGGCCCCTAAATATATCCTGGGCACCCATTAAAAACTCGGTGAGTCTTGGCAGTCCATCAGTTACAAATTTATCGAGTATCGGAAAAGCCGCATCCCAAAGAGACGTGACAATTTGCAATACAACGTCAAGTAAGCCTGCAAGTACATGCCCTGCAAGCTCTATGCCTTGTTGCCACATTGGTACGACACCAGTTAAAAACCAATTTTTAAGTGGCTCACCTAGTGTCATGATGTCATTAAACATCTTTACAAACTGCGCTTTCCACCGTTCTAGCACTGGGCTAATCTCGCCCCATGCCGCCGCAAAGGATGGTCCAAAGGTTTTAACTGTCCAGTCCCAACCCTGTTTAACGCCTGCCCAAGCTTTGTCAAAGGTTGCCTTAACACTAGCGGCTAGGGCGTCCATTTTGGATTGGATACCATCAATATCCATGTCGGGCATTTGCATTTCAAAATCGCCTGCACCGCCACCGCCAGCATCGGGTACGTCAGCATCATTTTTACTAAAGTCCAAGGTATTAAGCTCATCAAAGGCCGCCAAAGCCCCTTTTGCCTCTTTGCCTGACTTTTTGGACTTTTTGCCAAACCCCTCCATAGATTTACGGGCTGTCTCAATCCCTTTTGCCGCTTGGTATGACTGTTTATATGTCTTGCCAAATATTGCTGAGATAAAGGCGGCAATGTATGCCGTAGCTTTAGCCAAAAAGCTCATGAGTGCATTTATCGCCGGCAGGATTGCATCATAAATCGGCTGAAAGGCAACTCTTAGATTTGTTTGGATTGCGTTAAGGCTTGCGGCAAACTGTGCATTAGTTTTAAGCGCACCGCCCATATAATCCGTAAAACTACGGATGGCCTTGTACAGCACCGCAAATACAAAGACTTGCTTTAATATGCGGCTAAAAGCTTGCGTAAAGCTATTGCCCATACGGGTAGCCCCTCGGCCTGCACCACTAAAAGACTTATCTGCATTCGCCGCCGCTTTAGCCGCCCGATTGAGGTTACCGCTAACAGCCCTTAACGGCTTATTAGTCTTGATCAAGTCTGTACCTAGCTTTGCGATGGGTTCGCTATTAACAGGTGCTTGGCTCAGGCTATCGTTTAATTGCTGGATTTTAGATTTAGTCTTATCTGATGCTTGATTTAAGCGCAACAAAGCCGCCTCAGCATTGGTGATTTTATCCTTTAGCTTAAAATCTCCTGCGCCACTTTTATCATCAAGCTCGGCCATCTTGCGCCCTGTCTCATCTGCTTTTGCAATTAATCCCGTAAGATCGGCTTGCAGTAGTTTTATATCGTCGCTGATTAAATCGGCGTGGAAATTACTGATAGCGCCTTTTTGCTGGGACTTTAAAGCCTCAATCTGCTGTACTAAACTCCTGATTTGTCCCTCTAAACTGGCGCTCTCTTGCTCTAATGCATGCATCTGCTGGCGTGCTGTATCTGTTAACCCACCCTGAGCACTTTTAAGGTCTGCAAGCTTTTGTTGCTGTATCTCAATCTTACGGTTAGAAAGATCAAGGCTTTGCGTAAGTTGGTCTATCTGTGCCTTAACTGCATCGGTATTAACGTTTGGTGCCGCTTTGCTGGGCTTAATCGCTTTGGTTACGTCTGTAGGTTGTGCCGCACCTTTAAAACCTTTAAACAGGTTGCCCATAGCCCCTTTAAAGGTTTTGGCAAACCTGTTACCGCTAGAGCTTGCGGCCGTATCCACCTGTTTACCTAAATCACTTGTATCTAACTCTAGTCCTAAACTGACCTTGCCTACTTCATCTGACATTTATCCACCCCCTTGCCAGACAAATTAAAAGGACATCCCCTATTGTGGAGATGCCCCAAAAGCTTGTGCTATCATTGTTTGAAATTGTTTTACTGCCTCTGCCTTTTCTTCATCTGTCCACTCTACTGTCTTTGTCATCCTAGACCGCCAGTCATTACGTATCCGCTTTTGTTCAGGAGTAAAGTTTTTAAGCTTCTCCCGATCGTTTTCTGATCGTATTTGCACAACCTGCCCCAAAGGAGTCTCAGGCATAATGCCTGCCAGTAACGTACAAAACTCGTCCCAAGTCATGTCAGGCTCAGCCCTCAGCCGTATGCTGTACTGCATGGCAATAGAGGACTCAATCAATCCCCAATCCTCGTATAAGTCATACCAAGTATTAGGCTTGCTGTTTGGCTGTCTGAAATCGGGCAGATACTACCTCATAGTCCTCACCCAAAGCTCCCGATAACACCGCGATAAATATGGTTTGATAATCCTCAAATGTAATGTCTGAGTCGTTGATTTCTTTAGCCGCTTCCTTACCTAGCGTCATTTCTAACACTTCGTCAATCGCTTCCGAGTTATTGTCTAACTTATTTTGGATTTCCAACACCGTATTTTTACGGTTATCAATCGGATATATTTTATCCTCGCTCAGCTTTAACACTGGACGTTCGTTGGTCAGTTTACCACTAATATCAATTGTCTTTGCCATTGTTTGTTACCCTCTTTCTTGATTTATTAACGCCATCCACTACAGTAGCAGACGGCTTTATTACTCCCCCGATGTGGCAGGGGTATATGTTGGCTTACCATCACTCATAAGCTCGCACTCCAAAGCGGATACCGCTGTACTATCGCCACCATTAGGCGCGCTGACATTAACGATACAATCAAACTCCAACTTGGATCCATCGGGAAAATCAATTGTAGATTTACTAGAGCATTCTAATCCAGACTTCCACGCTGTGTTAGCAATATAATCATTGCCAGCATCCCCTACATGACGTTTGCCATTTAACGTAATAGCAAAACCTTTCCCCGTCATTAAACGACGCACCCAACCTTCTGTGTCCATGGATGTCCACTCTTCTACATTTCCGTCAATGGCAATCTGAAATGTTTCCATATCCTTGATAATAGCCATATCAGATGCAGTACTTGCGCGCCCTTTTGTACCAATCTTAAAACCAATATTAAAGACCGGGAAAACTCCACTTGTTACTACTTCCATGATCTCACCTTACCTCTCGTGATAAATATGTGTCTCTATGACGTACTCATAAATGCCCTCATTGTCCGTACCAGCACTAACAGGCTGTGGTGTGACCATTTTAAACATAGACACACGTTTACCGCCGATTACTGCCTCCTGTCCAAAGAGAGCATTATATACATCTTGGGCTTTGCGCTCCGCTAAGTCAGCGTTACGCCCCCAATGCACTAAAATAGATATAGGCTTGATAGTGTAACCTGTAGCATTTAGACCACCTACTGCAATACGGGGCTGACTACCAGTTGCGTTATACAAGCCTATACATTGTGGTTTTTTACTATCAATCTTACCGATGTACCAGTTAGGGCAGTCAATCACTGTCTCTAGCCAGGTAACAACATCATCCAAAGTCATTTAATCATCCCCTTACTAAGCTGTCTTACAAATTTAGCAAAGGTATCTTTTACAAACTCCCTTTTGTCTCCTGCGTGATAGGCTTCCATCCATTTACCTTGGGCATTTGGATTCTTGTCCCGCCTAAAAGTATACTCTGGGTGCCAATATATCCGCCTTGCGTAAGGAGTATCAAACACGATACTAGACTTTTTAGGCTCATTTACTACGTGTCCACTACGCTCCAACTCTCCTAACTGCTTAGGCACGACGGCAGTTGTGACTATATCAGTCTTAACCGCCTCGGCAGTCATTTCTACGGCTTGGGCTTGTATCTTGTCCAACTTAGCAAGGGCCTGCTTGTTAAGAGTAACTTTTACATTTACCTTCATTAGTTTAGTTCCAACTCAGTACTAAAAACCGTACCGTCTGGATTGCGTGGACGCTTTGCACGATAGATATTTTTACGCTCTCCACCAATTAAAACAAAACCCTCAATCGTTTTATCAGGGTTAATGTCGCCCTCAATAACAATCAAGCCTGATAGCATCACAAGCTGACGCTCAGCAGTCATAACCTGCTTTGACTTCTCGTCATAAAAACATTTTTTATCATAAATAAGTGTCTCTACTGGCTCACCATAGCGACTAAGCTCAGTTTGATAGACTTTAACGGGAGTGACTTGGTTCCAACTCGGGAACGGGAATCTCATGTTATAGCCTCCGATCTATCAAGCCCGTAGCTTTTAGCAAATTATAAACAGCGTTAGAAGTTTTTACGCCTCCAACGCTGACAAGCTGATCTTTGCCAAAGCTCATGGACGTGCTACCAGCCCCATAACTGCTAAAAGGTACATCTAAAAAATCACCATATCGATACAAAAAATCAGCGTGTTTACAAACAGCCTTAATGACTCTATCCCGCTGAAAATAGGCAAGATTATTAAACTCTGTCACAATAATACGGCTGTAGGTCATGACATCTAGATCGTCTGATGCACGCTCAATCATGTGATATAACCTTTCATCGGGGATGTTGCCATTACCGTAGTTAGCATAATCCCCACCTGATGCATAATAGGACATTTACCTCACCGCCCTATTTATCCGTTTTAGGTGGCTTCTTTGCTTCGGCTAGCTGAGCCTTTAAATCCTTAATTTCACTTTGTAAAGCTTCGATTTGGTCTTTGTTATCAGCATTCTGTAACTGTTCTTTCAAAGCTTTATTTTCCTTCTGTAAAGCTTCAAATTGTTTTGCTGAAACTGTTTTACTTGGTGATGTTTCAATTGTCTTTAACTCATTGCCCTCTGCCTCTGCAATGTCGTAGCCAAGTTTTAAATACGTGTCTTTTTCAGCCTCATCAATCTTTAACTGCTTATTTCCCTTAATCGCATATAGTAACATTCAGTTAGTCCCCTTTCTTATGCCTCCGCATTAATCTGAATACCATCAGCTTTACGCTCAATGATAAACAAATCAGTATAACGGCGGTTTTGATATAAATATCCGTCCCCGTTTGTATGGCTTCCCGGTTCCCATAAATAGATCGCTGTATGCTTAACAGGAGCCAATACACATTGAGGGTGTACTAAAATCATATTGATTTGTTTAGCTCCAACACCCGGCACCGCACCATTTGTAAAGTCATAAACCGTCTTCATACGACTGGATGGTACCTTAACCAAAGTCACGTCATCCAAAGAGCGTACAGCCCGATCAATTACACCATTATTATTTTGTACACCAACATAGCGTTGCACTTTATCCGCTTGTTTCAGCGTTTTGTAAACGGTAGGAGTCACATATAAAATACGTCCCTCTTGTGGCACTTCGGCCTCATCCATGTTCTCCATTAACTGGTCAAATACTTCAAGGGCATTAGATACTGTAATCACTGTTGTGTCAGGCGTTTTACCCAAAGCAACATAGTCACTATAAAGCTTAGAATAACGATATTTGTCTAACTCAGGAATAGCTTCTTCCGTTTCAAATACATTTGTCGTATTAGCCGCTGAAAGAATTTGGTTTGTTTCATCCACATCCATAGCATCCACAAAGAACTCAACGTCACGATCAAAATTCAATACCTTCAACTCAAAATCGTTTTCAATACTCTGACGATTCCAGCCACCTGAACGGTTGTGGTCTTTATAACCTCCCAAATTAAGACGTGGAATTTTAATTGTCTTTGCGTTTAAAAACATAGCGTTATTAGTTGTTAATCCACTTGACGTAAGCTCTTTAGTATACTTTTGTTGCAATACTGTCTGAAAACTATCTACGTAGTTATAAGGCATGTGTAAATCTCTCCAATCTAATTAATTATTTTGTGTCAGCTACACCAAAGATGGTTGCTAACTGATCATTTGTTGCTTGTCCTGTACCTGCGCCACCCGCCCCAACATGAAAGCCCGGTGGATTTTGTTGCTCTGATTTAAACAAGAACTCTTTAGTCTCTTGCATGCTTTTAAATTGTTCATCAATTCCAACAATCTTGTCCCCGTCAACAACTAATTTATCTCTGTCAAACAATCCTGCAACTAGTTCTTCATCGTGGGCCTTACCTGCTATAAGTGACTTAATACCGTTTGTTATTTTTATATCTTTTAACTCACTTGCATGTTTTTCTGCCGCCTCTTGATTATCTGCGGTTAGTTTAGTGATCTGAGCCTTTAACTCTTCGCTCAACCCTGCCACTTTACCTAACTCGCTGATTTGTGTATCACGCTCAGCGACATCCTTCTCAGCCTTTTTACGTGCTTCCGCTACCTCGTTGTATTGCGTTTTAGTAACAAAATGTTTAGGTAGCTCCTTTGCAATCTCTCCGTCAATCTTGTCAACCTCTGTGTCAGCGACACCCATCTTTTTTAATAGCTCTTTTAACCAGTCCATTTTATCTCAACCTCTCCATAGATTTTTATAGTTGCTCTCCAACTAGGGGAGCGACTTAATATACCGTAAGTCTCGGTACGCCTAGTTTAGTGTCATGTGACAGGACAAAATCTTTTGTTTATGGGCATAAAAAAAGACACTAGCTATGAGTGCCGCTCTCTGCGTTTATCCCTCTTTAGTTGTGGGTGATCTGCTAGCAAGACTTTTAGTTTATCCTGTTGCTTGGTCAAGCTAAGCATGTACTTTGCCTGATTGGCATCATCAAGGCTTCCAGCGACCAGCCTTTTGTACTCTCTAATGCGCCGCTCAATGTAACGTTGCTTTTGCTCGGCCAAGTAAGTCTCTAATGCTTTTTCTGGCTCAGGCTTAACGGGTAGCTGTGATATGCCGGGGAAAAACGTCGCTAAGGTGTGCCGACACGCCGGGTGAAAAGCTCCCTCAGCCATAGCCTCAGACAGTAATATATAGCCTGTATCCTTAGATAGCTGTTGTGCCTGCTCTTTAGTAATGCCTGTGTACACATCATCAATCATGACCGTACCTTGATATGGTAAGCACCAAGGGGAGCAATTAGCATGGGCTGACATGACAACCGTATATACGCCCCACTCATCACGCTTTTTACCCTCGCCTAAAAATGTTGCTCTCTGACTGACGGTACGTAGAGCCATTTCAGCGTATGCGCCAATGTTAACTTTGCGCCCATCGCTATAGACAATACAGTCAATACCTCTACTTAAAAACTCCTTTGTAGCCATGTCCACCGCTTGATCTAAGGTCTTAGCACCTGCTGTAACATAATGGCTTGTACGGTATATAACTTGACGATAAATATCATCCATCTTGCGGTATATCGCACCCTCTGCACTACGCAAGTCCTTTTGTATACCCTCCTGTAAGGCTGTAAGCTTTTTATCATTTAAACTAAAAAAAGCATCCTCACGTATTGGGGGCTGCATGTCTAAATAATTTTTAACTGGTGCAGGTAACTTAGGCTTTATATTATCAGGCACATTAATTCGACCCGTTACCTCTTTACGCTGTAGTCCAAATGGTTTTAATACCTTATTCCACAGCTTCGACCACCAAGACTCCTGCCGTTTAATGCCTACGTCACAGCTTTGCTTGATGACTGCACCTGTAAGCTTTTCAGCCTCATCAACTGCCGACTTTATAAGCTTGCGGTTAGCCTTTTGGTAGCTTAATAACGATCTTAACTTTGCCGCCTGCCACTGTTCCCACCTAAAACCTTCTTTTAGTTCTTGGTCTTGGTGTCTGCTTAAATTACGCTTAAGGGAGCTAATCAATCCTAGTGTCATATCCTCAAATATTTCTCTAATACTATAGGGGTCTTTCATTCGTCTTCATCCTCTGGCGGGTCGTCAGTTTCTCTTACCTCTGGTTCATCGACAGTTAGATTCTGCTCAGCTTTCAGGCGTGCGACTTCCTCAGCTTTTTGCTCGTCTGTCCATGTGTCGCCGTACATCTGTTCAACGCCTTGCTCAATGGACATTGCACCACCCATTTTAGCTTTAACAACTGTATCAACGACACTGTCAAATGAGGGACTTGCGTACTCTCCAAATGTAACAGTGACCTCATAATCAGCCGCTTTACGTTGTTTGCTTGTGTCCTGCACCTTCATCACAGTGCTGACGAGTAAAGGGATAACCTCATTAAGCCGCTCTACTAGCTTGCCTCTAGTGTAAAGTGTGGCTTTTTCCTTTTCCCTCTGTGCCTCGGCGTTGTCCATCTTTTTAAGGTCAATACCAAGTGTAGATGGGCTGATAATGCCCTGTAAGCACATATCAATAGCGGATGAGTAGGACGTAACAAAGGCTTCATAGGCAATCTGTGGTTGCACCATATCAATCTGCCCTTTTGCTTCCTCCGCCATCACGCTACCGATCTTGATAAACTGATTGTCAAAAGGGTTGGGCCGCTGAAACTGACCTGTATTGGGGTTTTTAGGTACCAAATCCTCAGGGATGTATTTTTGTACCCTACCTGCTCTAATCGCATCAATCCATTGACTTATAACCTCGTCTAAAGCATCAAAGCTATCAGCCTTGCTATCAAAGATAGACTTGCCTCGACCATCCCACTTTTTTGATTTATAAAACATTAACGGGACAGCCATAAGGTATTTATCATTAAAGGTAATCACAGGCTGTAGGTGTGCCGTCTCTGGCACAGTAGTTAACGCAACCTCTTTGCCTTGGTCATTTAGTAGTTTGGTGTGTATATACCCAACACCAAACGACTCCACAAGCTGATAGGTTTTATCCTTTAGGCTGTAGTCAGTATAAAAAATAACCTCTTGTAATCTGCCTCTGCTACGCTTGTACTCCACTTGATCACCGCTGTAAAACTCAATGATCGGATAGTCTGTAATATCAGGGTCTAGGGTAATCTTAAAAGCACCATCCCCTGTAACCAATGCCTCTGCTATACTATCCCCTAATAGCTCGTTAAAGTCATTGTCCTTGCTAACCAAGTCCCACAAATCTGACTCAGCATCCTTGTTAAACTTGATGCCGTCTAAGTCCGCAATCACAATATCAGCTAATCGCTCCGCCACCATTGCCGGCAATCCGCTGTGTATCTTGCGTATAGCTAAACCATCACTAGGCACAGCCGCCCAAAAGCGGGACTTACCTACGTTATCGGTTGTGGCCTGCTTGTAAAACTGCTCCAACTCTGACGGGTCACCACGATACCATAAACGATTACGTAATACGTTAGTACGATAGCTAAAAGGCTCCGTAATCGTAATGATCTGACTTTCAGGCGCTGGATTAATACGCAACATTTTCATGACCATATTTTTAAACCACCCCACTTTCTATACCTCCAATCTCCGTTTAAACGGCTGTACTGCATACTCGCTACTATCCAGACAGTCAACGGGATAACTACCGTCATCAGTACGTACCCATTCACCTTTTACTCGTTCAGCCTCAACCCATGTTGCGTTTTCGATAGCCTCAATCCAATGTTTAAGATGACCCATAATCTTATAGCGCCCTTGGTTAATGAGGATGCTTGTCAGCCTAATGCGGTCAACAATACCCTCTTTTTTGTAGGCTGGTATGACTTGGATATGGATGTTATTACGCTTTAACTCATTGGTCAAAGCTTGCCTAAATAACTTATCCGCTGACTCTGCAAAGATATGAGCATACGACAAAAAAGCGGGATAAGTATCAGCCCACACAACAATTTTTTGTACGATCTCTTGTGCGTATCGGTCATGCGTGTACTCCGACTTTTTACCTTGCTTATGGTAATACCCATCAATCAATACGACATCTTTGTATTGTGCTGTAAAGCCTGTCAGCGTTGCTACTGTTGCATCTGTACCTCCGATATCAATCCCAATCGAATACTCAATAAATCGCTTATCCTTAAGCCAATCACGATTAACAACAACCTCACCAAAATTATAACCTGTGTAAATACGCCCTGTTGCGGCTGTACGCTTGCCCTCAATGTCTGCTTGATACCATAGAGAGTCTTTATCATACTTACTAATCACAAATTTTAGACGATCGTCAGGAATAGATAGATTGTCAAACAGCGTAAAATGCCCGTAGTTATAACCGTCATTATCACCCTGCTCTTTAAGCTTATCTTGATAATCAAGGATGTCCCGATAAAACCAGTGTGACGGTGGCATAGGGTTTAAGTCAAAAAACAATTGCCGCTTACTGGATGCTAGTGTACGGTCAAATACCTCCTGCACAAAAGACTGGTGACACTCATTAACCTCAGTAATGTATGCTGTGCCGTATGAGTTACCTTTTATCCTTGCCGCATCGTTAGCCTTACCACCACCAGCGATAATGACAATCTTTTCACCTGTCTTAGTCTGGATGTATAACGCATCCCTATTTTTGTACTCACCTTCTCGGCATCGTCCAGCAAATAGATGCTGTAAGCCAAAACCATTGGAATCAATGGCATTCATTTTTGCGGCCGCAAGTGACACACCTGAAACTAAATGCAATTTATCTGGATGCACCTCTAAGCACATAGCGTATGCAATCAGGTTAATAATGTTTTTGCCGGCACGCTTACCACCCTCAGCTACATTTAACCAAGAGTAAGTACACTGTCTAATATAATTTGCCTGCTTTGCGTTAAGGGGTGCATACTCAATCATCATCAATCACCCGCTCCGGGGCAGGGTTGTTGATTAAATCAGCCAGTGCAGTAATCTGTGCGTTAGGGTCAACACCGTCTTTATTAGGCACTTTAGATTTAAGGACAGCAATACGTGCTTTTTGCTCATCGGTTGCCAAACCTGTCTTAAGCAACTCGTCATACTGCTTAATGAGGCTTTGCAGGGTACTCATGGCACGACTTTGCGCCTGCAAAAAGTTAGCTTGTTTATCCCAAGCCTGTTGGACTTCCCACTTCTGACCCCAAGAACTGTCACCCTGTTTTTCCTCAATTTGAGTTGTGGTTAGGTCATCTATGTCTTTAACATACATGATCTGTTGCGCCCTGATGATAGCCGTGTACTGTATCATGATGTTATCCCAAACGATGTCAAGCGGCTCTTTAGTTTGTAACTGCTCCATGATCGCTAAAGATTCAGGGGGGAGGTATTTTGCAAACAGACCATGTTTAACTGCCTTACTGTTCCTTGGTGGCCCTCCCGTTCCACCTCGATTTCCTTTAGCGTTTTGATTGCCGGGGGGTGCGCCCCCTTTATTTGTGTGCACACTTTTTTGTTTGGGTGCATCCTTTTTACGTGACCAGCCATAACGCTGTTTCCAGCTTTTTATTGTGTTAAGTGAAACCCCATATTTCTCAGCAAGCTCTTTATATTTTAATCCCTGCATGTAATCCTGTTCGGCCGATAATCTTTGATCTGCCATTACATAAATCACCACCCCCGGCGTTGTGTTGGTTTTGTTATTAAACCGTTAATACTGCCACGAATATTGCATGTAGTAAATAGAAATACGCATCCTTGTGATCGCCTTTGTCCCTGCAATTAAAGCTTTTACTTATGCTATATAAAATCATAAACAAACCCGCTATCCTAATTGCAACGTGCATAATAACGCCCTCCCTTAACACCTACTACGTGCAACCTGCCTTACTGGACGATAATAGTCTTGGCTTTTAAGTGTGGTCACTTTAGGGATTGGCTTAGGTACATAACGACCTGTGACTACTTGTGATTTAACAATGTGGTCCCATAGCCTTTTTACAGTGTCGTAAATCTGTCTAAATACTTGTGCAATTATATTTGCTAGTTTTTGTGCCGCCTCATAAGCTTGTTTATAATTCTCGTCCAAATTTATCAACCCCCTATGTAAAAATAAAAAAGCACCCTGTTAAGAGTGCTTAAAGTTCTATGAATTATTTTGCAATGCATCTTTAGAATTAAGTCTACGTGCCTCTTCTCTTTGTGATTCAGTAAGATTGTTATCCTCAGTATTTTTCAGTTTTGTAGGACTTTTAAAAAGTATTAACATCATCACAAAAACTATGCGAATAGACGATGGAAAGAACCAAAAAATAGTTATCTGCCATACTATGAACGGCCATAATATTTCCGAGTTCTCAATAAAAGGGTACATAACTCCCGAAGCTATTACTGTTAAAAACCCAAGAAAAATTGTCTCGGACAGGTAAACCGCTAAAAGTACCTTACCCCTGACTTCAAAAATATGTTTTACAATATCTGAATCCTTAATACTCACTAAAATACCCATTAAAGCTGCTAAAAATCCGACAAGTATTGATGAAAAGGTAATTGTCCCATCCACTATTTTCTCAAATTTATCAATCTTAGAATTAAATCCAAGACTAAGGGCTACGGTTGTGATCAAAGCCGCTATGAGAAACGGAAGGATGACTTCGATTGTGATCAATACCTTATTTTTCATCGATTCCTTCTTCTTCATTTTAACATCATTCCTTCATTAGATATTGTAAAATTTTCGTTTTATTATTTGTAACGTGGTAAATTTCATGCATTTTCTCTGCAATTGTATCATGGCTTAATGTAGTTCGTTTTTCCATGCGAAAACTCCCAAAATCATGACTTACTTTAGCGAATAAATCCACAATCTCAGTAACAGAATCATCAGTGTATTTATAGTGCATTTCAGCTTTCTTTATGATTCCACTTTCTTGATTTTCAATAATATCTTGCATTGTATCTATCATCGTTTGAGAATCAAGAGAAGCATCTTTATTATTTCCAACAGAGATTACTACCTCTCCTGTAATTCCCTCATACTTTCCAAAATTCTTCAGAATTGAAATAATTGGTCCAGTACCATCAGCTCTTTTAGATCGCATGTCAGCAAATTTAAGATGAATCTTTTTAAATCTATCTGCTTTTTTTATACCTTCAAGTTTCACAACAGGGGCAATAGGCCTCAAATAGATGGTTTCAGCTTCGTTATCCCAAAGTTGATTTAAATAATATTCAACCCCACTAGGTGCTAAACTTGACTTGTTTCTTTGCAACATTAAAATATGATGATCTTCATCATACAATGCAGTCACTTCATTCCCAATATACTCATCATCGTCTAACTCTAATGGTTCCATCTTCCCATTTAATTTTCCTTTTGAAGGAATATTATCACCTAGTCTTACAAAATGTAGAAAATAATAATTTAAGGAACTATAGTACGCCTGTTCTAATCTTGCCTTCTCAGAAAAAAATGCATATGTTCGATCCTCTAGTGAATTAATTGCATTTGCTTTATTAATCCACCTAACTAAATCAAACAACTTATCAGCACTACTCTTCTTTTCACCAGTTTTAAATACTACCTCATAATATTCAAATCTGACATTCTTATACCTAACAGTCATTGAACCCCCTCCTTTTCTGTCACTTTTCGACATGAAAGGGAATTATTCCTGCAAAATACCTACTTTTCGAGAAAACTTGAATTACAGATACATACCATCGCATACTTTTTCACAAGATTATTCTAAATACTTTCATTTTGATTAAAATCGCCGCCTCACATGGAAGCGGCTATGCTTAGGAGAAAAAATGAATAACTTGGGTTATGAACCGTATAGAAACAGCAGTATCGGAGCTGATAGGGGTCGTCAAAGCCGTCTCTATACATTTATCTCACACTATCATTTTAACAGGGGTTGACACAGAAAACAAGAACATATGTTTGCTATTTTTCAATCAATTTATAATCAATTTTCGGTCATTATCTTGCAAGCTTCACATATTCTCTTTCTGCTGTCCGTAATTTTCGCCTTACTGTACTTTCTGAATTTTCTAGTTTTTGCGTTAAATCCTCTATGCTCAGCCCTTCTACGTAAAATAACGTTAGCAATGCCGTGTGATAAGGCTTATACTCATTAAGCTTTTCAAGAATAAAATCAATTCTAGCAACTTCTGCTTGCAATTCCTGCAACTCTGTTACACGCTCTATCACTTTATCTATATCGTCCCTTACCTCGTAGCCTCTAGCCGCTATTACCTTTTTTATCTTTTGTCTAACATCCTGTAGCAACACTTGATCGCCCTCGTCCATTACATAGGCTGGCACTGCGTTAAGTTGTGCCCTAGTCCCTGCTGGGTAATCCGTCATGTAGGCATTGGCGGCTGTCTCTAACTTTTGCTCATACGGCGTTAGATACATATAGCTAGGCATATTACGCAATTTAGCGTGTAGCTCCTGTAGCTGATCATCTTGGTTTAACCGACTCACTGTAATGCCTGCACCCACGCTGTACGTAGATAAAACCTTTATACGTGCTTGCTTTTGTCGATATTGGCTAAGCTGCTGAATTACCTCTTTCTCGGTCATACTATAGCCCCCAAACCTTTTTAACTAAAGTTTTAACAGACACCTGTTTACGCTCATAATCCCCTTGGTACAAGGTTACACAGCCTTTAGAGTGCGTTTTTATCGGCTTTGCAGCTCCTGTACGTGTGTGGCGTGTGCTGTAGACTTGGCCGTCTTGGGTAATGTAATAGCCCGGATATCCTAAGACTGGTTTTGCTCCTGTATCACTCACTTGCAACATCGGGTGCCACCTCCTGTTGCTCTATTAGCCGGTTAAGATACCAAGATGCTTTTTGTAAATCCTCAGTACCATTTTTACGCTTCCAGCGCCAAATGTATTTAATCACTTGGCCTGTGTTATAAGCCTCTGCACCATCAAGCCCTGTCGTAGCTGACTCAATCGCATCTATACATTCGACTTTGCCTTGTCTGTAGTGAGACGGATTAATCGCATCCGTCTTGCTTGTTCCGTAAACTATCTCATGTGCTAAATCTCCTATATCTTTCATGCCGTTTTCATCCTTTCTTTATGTTTTCTATCCTCGCTTTAAGTGCTTCCAGTAATTTATCTTGCGTGGCGGCTTTGCCTTCTAGCGCCGCCATAACGTCTTCATCTGCACCGCCCTGCACAACCAAATGATGTAGTATAACTTTTTGCTTTTGCCCTTGGCGGTGTAGTCGTCCATTAGCCTGCTGGTATAGCTCTAAGCTCCAATTAAGCCCGAACCATACAACATGGTTACCCCCATCTTGCAAATTGAGGCCATAGGCCGCACTTGCGGGATGAGCTAAAAGAATATCCACCTTACCAGCATTCCAGTCTATCTGATCTTGCGGCGTTTTTAGTTCCCGTACTCGTAATCTAGTTTTCTCTAGGGATTTCAATATTCGATCTTTATCGTGCTGATAGCTATAGAATACTAGTGCAGGTTTCCCGTTAAGCTGTTCTACTAGCTCTGTAAAGGCTTCGATTTTGTTATCATGTATCTCATGCACATTGCGGTTCTCATCGTACAATGCCCCATTACAAAGCTGTAGAAGTTTACCTGTTAGCACTGCGGCACTCGTTGCTGTAATTTCAGTACCTTCGATGTTTAACAGTAGCTCTTTTTCCATCTGTTTGTACTGCTTCGTTGCCTTTGCATCCAGTACCACAGGTATCACGTTTGTAATGCAGTCTGGTAACTCTAAATAGTCTTTTGCCTTCATGCTAATACACACATCTGCAATTTTTCTCTGTATTACTTCATCCGCTCCGGGCTTTGCCGTGTAGCCGTGGCCGTTGTAGTTCTTCTCAAAATATTTAGTGCGATAGCTTGTAATGTTCTTCTCTAGCCTTTGACCTTGATCTAGTAAAAATATCTGTGCCCAAAGATCAAGTAAGCCGTTTGGTGCTGGTGTACCCGTTAGGCCAACAATCCTTTTTATGTGGGGTCTGACCCACGATAGCACTTTAAAGCGGCTAGCTTTGTGGTTTTTAAAACTTGATAGCTCATCTAACACCACCATGTCAAAGGGCCAGGCATTACGGTAATGCTCAACAAGCCACGCCACGTTGTCCCGATTAATCACCCAAATGTCTCCCGGTGTATTTAAAGCTCGTATTCGTTGTTGCCGACTCCCTAGTACCGTATTAATCCGCAAGTGTTTAAGATGCTGCCATTTTGATGCCTCATTGCTCCACGTTGCCTCTGCTACTTTTTTGGGTGCGATTACTAGTGTCTTGCTAATTCTGAATCGGTTGTATTTCAGGTCATTAACTGCGGTTAGCGTAATAACTGTTTTCCCCAATCCCAAATCCAGTAAAAGCCCTAAAGCGTCATCGGTTAATATGCGGTTGATACAATACTTTTGATAATCATGGGGTTTAAACTTTGCTGTTGACATCAGACCAACTCCTGTAACAACAAGTCAACTTGCAACTTGCTATCTATCACCCTAACATCACAGCCTCTTAGGGTTAATTTTTTATGCTGGTTAACTTGTAAAGCGGTTGGTTTTTTACCCGGTGCCTTTAGTTCAACAAACACAACTTTGTTGCCCGGAAGTACAACTATCCTGTCAGGTACACCACTATTGCCGGGACTCACCCACTTATAGGCTATGCCCCCCTGCTCCTTCACCTTTTCTCTCAAATACGATTCAATATTTTTCTCTAGCATATTGACAAACCTCCAATCACTGTGATACGCGTGCGTGCCCGTACATGCGTAACTTTTATATAATTAGGCGTATTAGGCGTTTATATATTTCTATATTCTCTATAATTCCTTTAATTTTTATATCAATTAGATTAAGTGTCCACAGTGTCAACAAAGTATAATAAAGCCTTTATTTATAAGGATTTTTTTGTGGACAGATACGTGGACACTTGTGTGGACAGTTAAAAATCTGTCCACATTCTTAATTTTTGGATTGTGGACACTTTGGCGACTGTCCACAAAACTCTGTCCACATATTTTATAGTGCTTTTCTGCGAAAACCGCGTTGGTATTCGTAGGGCCCAAACCTACCTTTATATTCTTCCCAGCCCTGCATGTTGGACAAAATACCGTTGATTTCTCTTGTGTCTGCTTGCTTCATAAACTTAATATCCGATTTAAAGCATTCGCTCCATACCTCTGCGGCACATATGCGGTCTCGGGGCCCTGCGTTCCCTTCATGGGGCTTCCCAAATTCGCCAGACCAATATATCAATCTAGTAGGTATATCTCTCTTCTGCCAATCCTCAGGAACAGGACGATCTACAAAAGCCTTTACTATTCCTTCCTTTACACTGCTTTCCCTGTGCGCCTCTTGATGCTCCTTCGCCATTGCCTCAATCTCACCTGATAGATATAGCGCTTCTCCCAGTTGCCACCGCATAAAAGCCTCCGCATAAATCTGATCTACTTCATGGGCTAATTGACTGAATACGCTTTTTATAGGGGATATTACACCTACATCAATAGGCCAAAATCTACGGTTGCCTGTACGATCTCTTAGAAACTCACTATCATTTGTGGTACCAAAGAATACACAGCGCCTTGGATACGGCATAGTACGCTTACCATATGCCTCACGATAAATATCCTCTGTGCGGCTAAGAAATTGTTTTACGGCATTACTTTCTGATTTACTCATGCCCGTTAACTCCCCAACCTCATTAAGCCAAATACCCTGAATCATTTCACAGGCTTCTTTACCCTCAAAAGTGGTCAAACTGTCGCTATACCAATTCTTGCCCATTAATCTTAAAAAGGTAGATTTCCCAAGCCCCTGAGGCCCCGCAAGTATCGGCATATAATCCCACTTAGTGCCCGGTACCATCGCCCTTGCAACTGCCGCCGTAAAAGATTTACGTGATACCGCCCTTGTATAAGGGTTATCCTCGGCCCCTAAATAATCGGTAAAAAGCGTATCTAAACGGGGAACACCATCCCAAGCTAAACCCTCTAAATATTGGCGTACATCATTAAATCTGCGTTTGTGGCTGATAAGGGTTAAGGCGTTGTTGATCTTTGTTTCTACTGCGATTCCGTACACCTTTTCAATATAGTGATATACGCCTGCATCATCTGAGCTTGCCCAAGGCCGCCTTACTTCTCTTGTGTCCCAAGGGAGAGGGCCAAGAACTAGCCCCCTGTTTGCAAACTCATCAAAGGCAATTTTTTCTTTTAGTGCAGGGTCAAATTCCAGCACCGTCAAAACGTTATCCACTGTCTTAAGGTATAACCCGTTACTGTTGATTTCTAGTTTCTGCATCCAGTCCATGTTGTCTGTTTCTGCTAGCTCTATGGGAGCCTCAAAGGCGGTGGTAGCCTTCTCATATCTCTCTTGCTTTAGTAACCCAGCAACGGCTTCCTGTTGCATGGCAAAGGATGTCATTGCCGCGTATGACGGCAATTTGTTTGTAGGTGTACCTACTTTCGCTTCATCGTCTTGCTCACCAAACTTATGCAGGCGCACAAGGTCAAACGCATTTACTAATCTCCCACTTGTTGGGTCTGTAGCATGGTGGGAGTATAAAAAATGCCCATCGTCATAGATAATTGCACCGCCCGTCGTAGAACCGCCGACATAAGTTAATCTACCGCTACCATCATCTGTTTCGGTATAGGTTCCCGGCAAAAAAGTTGCTATTGCTGTTATTACGTCATACGTTTTACAAAAGGCGCCAACAATACCGGGCTTAGATGTCGGGTCACCTTGCTTTGCTGCTAGGCGCACATGCGATTGATTAACACCAGGAACCTGAGGCCACTCGGCAATGTTACGCCAATCGGTAAACATTCCTAGTATTCCATCAGCGGATAGAAAAGGCTTATCACCAAAAGTAAATACATACTGACTATCTGCACTACAACTCGGCCAATACATTAAGCGTGAACCCTGAAACGTGGTAGGGTCACACAACTCAATCCCGATGATTTGGGCCAGCTTTCTTGCTAAGGGCTCATATTCATCAGCTGTCACCGATCGATCTAAAGGGACTAGAATCCGCAACCTTGGCTTAGCCTCTTCGTGCTTTCTTGTACTGTAAACGGCATAGCCACAGCCAAGCCCATCTATCCGGCGTAATACGTCCATCGTTCCGCCCGCCGGAATATTATCAAGGTCAAGCGTCACTAAGTCCCTATTTAATACAGTGTGTGCTTTACGACGCCCGCCAGACAGCTCACCGCCGACAAAGCCGCCAACGTCTTTTAGTTCATCTTGTTTAGACTTTGGTAACGCCAAGTATTGGGCTAGTGTCTCCGTCCCACGATTCGCCGTTCTAAGACGGTCTACCAGCTCCGACCAGTACGTTAGTTGTGGTTGCCAATTCGTACTGTGGCGACTGCCGGCGCTGGATATAGTTAGTTGTCTGTCAAATTGCATGACGCCACCTCAATCATTTAAAAATCAATGCGTTTATGTCTCCACGCTGTAATCTAAGTGCCTTTATGCCCCGTTGTCCGCGCTCTTTAGTTGATACAATCGGCTCAGACGCCGCAAGCTCTGGACTCCACCCCTTACTAACTCTTTTTAAAAATGTGTTATAAGAAACACCATTTGACTCTGCTAGAGCTATTAATTTCTGATCGTACTTACGCTTAGCGGGATTATTGCTTTTTAATCGACTACGTTTGTTATCAGGGGTTAATAGCGGTGTGGTAGCCGCCTGAAAAGGCGACCACCCTAGACACAGGCGGTTGCGAAATACTTTGTCAGGTATGTTGTTTTTTGCCGCTAAAGCAATCCATTTTGACCGATCTGTAAAGCGTTTCGGCGGTGTAGTGATTGCACGTTCTTTATCCCAGCCTGCGTATTGCACTCTGTAATTTAGAGTTGCTGTTGATACGCCGTAATTAGCCGCACGCTCATACTCTTGTGGTGCGATATAAAAGCTATGCCCCATATCTTCTGTCCAAGGCTTCTATAAAACTAATAGCAACCGCCGCAACCTGCACAGCTTCAGCTCTCATATTTTCATAGCCGCCTTTCTTTCTAGCTTCTTCGCCATTGTCAAAATGTGTTTCGTTCACAGCCTCCGCTAACTCCCCTACTTCTTCCATTAGAATCCCCATCCAAGCTATAGGCTCATGATTCTGTTCGCCCCATTTTTCAGTTTGACGTTGACGTTCCTTAAATACGCTCGCATAAGCTTCATACATTTTTTTACCTCCTAATCTTTTTTATAGAATGTCGTTGTATAACCATCTGCTTTAAGTAACAACCCCGGCGCCCAGTTAATCGGCTGTGCCATAATATCCAGTATTTGATCTAGCTCGTACGGGCTATCGCATTCGATTCCCATTTCATCATGAACGTGTAGCACGGTTTCATAGCCTGCCTGCTCCACCCTCACCATAGCAACCGCTAAACAATCCCTAGCAATCGCCTGTACAATGTTCTCCGTTAGCTTCCCGCCATAAGTGTTAAGCACAGTCCATTTCTTTTTCACTTGGTCCATGCCCCAATAGTGCAGAGCCGATTTACCAAAATCATTTTCTTTTAAAAACGGCTTAGCATAATAAAGTTTCCTTCCTGATGGCAGTTGTATTGTAAAAAAATCTTGCGCTGTATCATGGTGACTTTCTCTAGCGAAAATAAGACCTTTAACCCCCACTGACTGCCCTGTCTCCATAACCTGAATCGCCGCCGCTTCTAGGCTATACCAAAGATCAACGATACGGCGGTTAGCGTTGCGCCAACGGGTTACAATTTCAGGTAACTCACTCTCATCTAGCCCCATATTAAGCGCGCCCATACTAATTAAGGCCCCGCTTGCGCCTTGATAGCCTAGTGCTAATTCTGCCACCTTACCTGTTTGCCGTAGATGGTAATCAGGGCTACCTTTAACAATCCGTTCAATCGGTACTCCAAACATCTGAGAGGCAGAAGCTTCATAGATTTTCCCATGGGTAGCAAACACATCAAGCCGCCACTGCTCACCCGCCAACCAAGCTATTACCCTTGCTTCGATTGCGCTAAAGTCCGCAACTGATAAAACCCGACCTTTAGGAGCAATAAAAGCAGTACGTATTAACTGGCTCAGTGTATCGGGTACATTTCCATAAATAAACTTAAGCATTTCAATGTTGCGATCTATAACAAGCTGTCTAGCATATTCCAAGGTTGATAGATAATTTCGCGGTAAGTTTTGTATCTGCACTAAACGCCCAGCCCAGCGTCCTGTCCGATTAGCCCCATAAAACTGTAAGAGCCCCCGTACACGCCCGTCTGAGCAAGCCGCCGTTTGCATTGCAACGTACTTTTTAGTGCTGGTCTTAGAAAGTTCTTGTCTAATCTCTAACACCCGCTTGGCTTTCCCTTCGTCCAAACCCTCAATAAGATTAGTTACAGTTTCCTTGCGTAAATTTGTGACCTCTTCCCCAGTTTCTTCTTGGAGCCATTTGCTAAGCTGTTGTACTGACTTAGGGTTATCTAGACCAGTTAGCTGTACGGCTTCGGCTCTCAGCTCACCTGTAACAAACTCATCCACGGCCAATGCACCCTCAACCATTTCCAAGTCCACCGCTAACCCTCTAGCATTAATGCGCTGGTCTATCTCCCATAAATACTGTTCTTGTTGTGGTACTGGAAAAATAGATAACCGTCTTAATATTTCTGATTCTGCCACTACATCACCCACACAATAATCCTTAAACAACTGCCATTTCTCAGGCTCGTGGTGTGGTAGGGTTCGAGTCCTCATACCGTTTTTCTTAGTCGGCTTAGTGGGAATGCAGAATGTACGAATAAGAGAACCACCAACGCCTAATTTACGCTTATCTTGCGGAATACCAAGCGCTTCCCCTGTTGGCCCCAGTCCTGCGGTGTATCCGCAATATAAACCGTGCATCATGGTACAACGCCATTGCTCTAAGGGTGAATTTGTAATTGTACGAAGGCAATACCACTCAAAGGCCGCATTATAGGCATGTTTTAAGATATTGGGGTCACTAAGTCCCTCGTATACTTCTTGTGGAATATATTCGCCCTGTGCCAAATCAACTATTTGAACTTGACCAAAATCCCAACTATAAGCAAACAGTAAAATTTGAAAGTCGGGACTCTGTGCGTATTTATACATACCTGATTTTTTAATATCCACACTGCTATATGTTTCAATATCAATTGATAAGTGTCTCATTCGTCCCCCTCCCGGGAAAAAGAAAGGGGCTCAATAAAGAACCCCTAAACTCCCTTAAATTCCCCACACACTGCCGTTAAGCGGTTTACCTGTGATTGGGTCAATATTTTGCGTTGGTTGTTGTCCATACCCTTGTGGCTGTTGCGTCTGAGGTTGTGGCGGTTGACCATACTGCTGTTGTTGCATAGGTTGGCCGTACGGTTGCTGTCCGTAGCCTTGTTGAGGTGCTGGCTGTTGATATTGTTGAGCCGGTGCCGTTTGTTCCCATCCAGCAGGTGCAGATGGTGGGGCAAACCCTACGCCCCCACCGTTACCACCAAAAGCCTGTTCCGCGCTAATTCGACCACCTAAGGCTTCACCGTCTGCTACCTTCTGCACAGGCCCAAGACCAGCGCCGATACCACGATTACCACTGTTGGCGAATGGGAAGAAATTAATATTAACCCTTGCATACATGCCGCTGTATACCTCAGTTTGGTTAATGATTGGATTCATATTAAGGTCAACAATTGCTTGCTGTTGCTTACTGCTAGCAGTTAATACCCAATGACCTTTACACTCAGGGCCAAACGGCTCACCGTTCTGGCGTACCCCATCACCGTCCCAAATAGGTGTTTTTAATTGTGGAGGTCGGGCCCCGTTCCAAATCCCCGCAACACCTTTCTGTGCCGCGGCTTCAATAGCGGCGTTAATACGTTGCATCGTACCCATGTCAGACTTAGGAATTAAAATGGTTGTGCTGTATTTCGGCTCCTGCCCCTGTTGGTTTGCATGTGGTTGAAAAAGATGTACGAAACTCAATCTCACCTGTCCAGTTGTTACGTTAGTCACTTCATTTGTCATTTGTCGTTTCCCCTTTTCGCGGTTTTATATTTATTTAATCGGGTCGCTAAATGCGCTTTCCGGTGTAACTTGACCTGTAAATGCTGGCCGTTTATCATCCAGCGGCGCTAGTGTGGGAGCCCCGGGTTTACTGATCACCAATCCTGTATCCTCTAGCAGTTCTCGGTACTGTTTCTTACCAAGTTCTTTTTCAACTTGCGGCGGCGTTAACGGCTGTCTAACATAAAGTACAGCTTCACTAATGCCATTTTCCTGTAAGTGACTAAATGCCTTATCTACGTCGGTGTAATCGCGGCTACCTCTGCCAGCAACCACCTTCCACCCGCTAACATCCCCACCATTAAGCGCCTCAGTTAGAGCTAATTTTTTAAGGCTGTTGTACCAACTTACTATCCCATCAGCTTTTTGTAAGACTTCGCCAACCTCTTCCCAGCTTATAAGGGGCGGTTTCATAGGGGCTGATTTTCCAGCATCAAGCAAATGCTCTACTCTAGCTCTGCAAGTCTCTTTAGCTCGGCAAAAACCGCAATGACTACCGATCGTATATTCCCCTTCACCATTAAACGCCATCTGTGCAATAGGTTTAATAGATTCCCCCCATGCCAGTAAATCAGTTACAGATATTGACCACACAGAAGGTTGTTCCCAAACCTTAGGCTGTATGATGGCTAAGTGGACTGTTTCAATTGGAAAAAGGAGACTGAACGCCTTTAAAGCACCTAGAGCATACAATTTCATTTGTGGATTATCCTCCGCTGATACGGGTACACCTGAACCGTTCTTATAGTCTGTTACGTGCATTTGTCCGTTACCGATTACGATACAGTCAGAAGTTCCGAACCCTTCTGGTGCAATGTGAGCGTAGTCCACTTTCCTCTCAATCGCTACAAAAGGCGGCGAAGGAAAAGCTAGCGTGATTTGTTGGATATAATTTAAGTAGGCATCGGTATGATCGTCCATAATAGATTCGTAAAGCTCATGCGCCTTGAATTTTTTTAGTGTTGCATTGTACTTCCTTGTTGGAAGACCCGAAAAAGCTTTTTGTAGCTTTAGCTCAGCTATTTCATGCGCTAAGGTTCCCCGTTTGGCCGCTTCACTCTCGGTATCAGGCAGGGAATCCTCAAGCCTTGCACTTGGTGTGCAGGTTAACCAGCGGTGGGCCCCGCTGGCAGATAATAACGCATGATCTCTTTCTGCGTGTGCAATCTCCTTCATTAAATCTTCGCCCCCAAGCTACGCAAGAAGGTTGCAAATTCCCCATAAAGATTAGGGTCAAGATGTGTAAGTGATTGTGCGCCATGCTGTTGCAACCATCCAATTAATTCAGCGTGCCGCCCCGCATCCATAATGGGTTGTGCGGCTACCCCAAGTTGGGTAACATCATAAGTAGGCGCCTGTGCTGTTGGTACTTGACCATAGCTTTGTACTGCGGGTTGCTGGGTTTGCGGTTGTTGTGGTGGATAAGGATTAGATGTTGGAACTTGACTCACAGGAGCAGACGTAGGTTGCCCTGAAAATTGATGCTGTGCATTAAATTGTTCAGGTACAGAAGACGTGGGCTGAGTGGTTGGTGTAGCAATCCCACCCATAAACAAGTTGTGTAAATCAGTAAACTCCTGATGGGCTTGTGCGGCGTTTTCGCCTGTGATATTAATTTGTACTGGCATAATTTATAAGTCCTCCTATATGATAAATTGGTTATAATAGCGCACTTTTAATTACATTTGCGTACTTGCTTACATCATCCACACACTTGTGGCAAATCGCACGGCCATGAAGCGTAATCACATCACCCTCTACCTTGCCGCATAAGAAACAACCGGGATGATACTTTTTGAGTACAATGCTGTCACCCATGACAAAGACCTCTAACGGATCGCCTTCCGCTATCCCCATAGTGTGGCGTAGCTCCTTAGGGATAACCACACGACCAAGATCGTCAATCCGTCTTACAATACCAGTAGCTTTCATTCCACTTCACCCCCGGCCTTGGCTTTCATATGCTCAAAGAATGTGATTGCCATGTCATACTCTTGACGGTGCTCATGGCCTTCTGGATAGGAGCTAGCAACCTTCTCTTTAAACTCTTCCAAGTTACCGCGGAAGCAACCACAAAAAATACGATCTAAATCAACATGATAGATAGTGACAGCGTTACGGCTACCAATGTTGCCGATGGTAGCGAAGTGCTGTCCTCGAACCCTCTCGACAAAGGTACCCCACATATCAATGCCACTTAGGTTGGCACCTCTTAGGTTGGCATCACTTAGGTTGGCATCACTTAGGTTGGCACCTCTTAGGTTGGCACCTCTTAGGTCGGCATCACTTAGGTTGGCATCACTTAGGTTGGCATCACTTAGGTTGGCACCTCTTAGGTCGGCATCACTTAGGTTGGCACCTCTTAGGTTGGCACCTCTTAGGTCGGCATCACTTAGGTTGGCACCTCTTAGGTTGGCACCTCTTAGGTCGGCATCACTTAGGTTGGCATCACTTAGGTTGGCATCACTTAGGTTGGCATCACTTAGGTTGGCACCTCTTAGGTCGGCATCACTTAGGTTGGCACCTCTTAGGTTGGCACCTCTTAGGTCGGCATCACTTAGGTTGGCATCACTTAGGTTGGCATCACTTAGGTTGGCATCACTTAGGTTGGCACGTTCCCCGCCTTCGTTCTCCCATAGCCAGTTATAGTGTTTATCAACGATTTCCTTTAGTTCCTGAGCGTTGAAAGTTTTATTTGACATTGATTTTCTCCCTCTGTCAGTGTTACACTGACCTTATAATTTGATTGATTAGTTTTTTAGACCGCTGTTGGCGCAGTGGTCTTTTTCCATTTCTTGCTGTTCTCCGATACTGCAAACCGTAATACTACTAAACGCTCATCCTTTGTTAGTTGTAACCACACGTTACGAGTTACGTTCAATTCCTTCACCCCCTTTCGTGGAGTCCACACCAGCTATGACCGTTTTGGCTCCTAGCTGTTTAAGCAGACACTCGCTACTACATACAAGGTCATGTCCGATCTTCCAAACAGGCTGACCGTAAAATATTTCGTTTCCACATTCCTCGTTGGCGCAATACTCAACTACCTCTTTACTCATAGACATTTCGCCTCCATTTCATCGAGTCTCTGACATATGTCCATCTGCCAATCTTCGTCCCCCGCTTGATAGGCCATAAAGGAGAGTTCCTTTAAATGGTCCACCTTTTGTACCAATGAAGCATTGACAGCGACACAGTGTTCAAAGTCCATTTGGACTGACGGCGGTAACTTATGATAGCCACCTAACTTATTGGCCAACATGTGGATTTCGGTTAATCGACGGTGTACAGGGTGTACGAATAGTGTCATTAGGACTCACCATCTTCTGTACGGTAATTCTTGCTTTCTTCTTCCTTCATCCAACGATCTAGGCTGTTACTACTAAATAAATATCTTGGACTTTTACTATCTTCCGCGCCCACTGTCCGATGCGGAATTTTCTTAGCCTTACAAAGATTCCTCATCGTAAAGGAAGACATATGGGTGTAATCACAAGCCTCGGAAAATGAAAGAGTTCGATCTGATGCGACTAACAAACTTTCCTTAATTCTCTTCTCAGCCTCAGCAACCTGAATCGCAACGATATCAGCAATGGCTTTTTCTAAAGCTGTCATTGGTGTTTCACACCCCCTTTCATTTTTTATGCTGAATCTTGACACTCATTCGAGAACAAATACTCAACTGTGCAAGTAGGAAAAAAGGACTTTTTTATGCGGCAGATTTCACTCCAAGTGAATTCTGTTTTTCCAGATAATTTATTGCCTAATGTGCGCTTATTAACTTTTAGCCCCTTAGCAATATCAGACATAGTTAAATTTTTACGAGCCATCTCTGCACGAATATTAGGAAACATGTTCAGCCTCCTTTCTACGATGTGTCGTAACTTACAACACTTACTTTATACGTTGTATCGTAGAAAGTCAACCTAAAAAACCAAAATAAATATTACACATCGTATTTTATTAGCTTTACATGGTAAAAATAATACTGTATTATGTAATTGAAACTACGATGGAGGGTATTAAAAGTGAAACTAACCGATAGATTGATTCAATTAATGGATGAAAGAGGAATTAACAGGGCGGAATTAGCTAAAGGTACGGGAATACCTTACACAACAATTGTTTCCCTTTTTGACAAAGGAGCAGATAACATAAAACTATCTACGATGAGAAAACTTACTGAATATTTCGGTATATCTTTAGATGATTTAGTTGATGGAGATTCTGACAACCAAAAGAATGGAATGTCTACTGATGAAATTCTAACTCTTGCTGCTCATCAAGTGGGGCACGAAGGGGCTTTAACGGAGGAACAACTTGCACAAGTTAAGCTTGCAATGAAAATAGCACTTGCTAAAAATGATAAGTAAAGAAGGGAATCTATGATCACCTATAAGGGGCTTGTAGAGGAAACACCTACTATTCTTGACGATCAAGCCGCACTTCCAACGAATTTAAAAGGCATATATGTAGAAACATCAATTACTAAGATGATTTTAATTAATAAAAACATACCCACAACCGTTGAGCGTAAATGTATACTTGCCGAAGAACTAGGGCACCACTACACATCAACAGGGGACATCATAGATCAATCAGATATAAATCACCGTAAGCAAGAATTAAAGGCCAGACAATGGGGATACGATAGGCTTGTACCTTTGTCCTCTCTTGTACAAGCCTACCATGCTAGAGTAAAAGGTAAGTTTGAGTTAGCTGAATACTTAGGGGTAACAGAAGAATTTCTGCAAGCCGCTATCGACCGTTACAAAAGCATCTACGGCATACATACCACCTTAGATAACTACATAATTAGATTTGAGCCACTTGGCATTGCAGAGCTATTTGAGTAAATCAGCGCTTTCCGGTCGAAGGGCCGTTTAAATATACCCAAAAACAGAACATACGTTCTATAGGAGGATAGAAATGGCAAAAGGAAGTATCGAAAAACGCGGCACTAATAGTTGGCGATTGCGGGTTGATCTAGGTTACCATCCAGATGGTACACGAAACCGACCAAGTACAACTATAACTATTGAAGACCCGGCTTTATTGAAGACTACTAAAAGGCTTAAAGATTATTTAAATGATCAATTAGCAGAGTATAAAAGACAGGTATTAAGTGGGGAGTATATTAACCCTGAAAAAATGACATTAAAAGATTTTGTTAATGATGAATGGGACCCTAAGTATGCAATTAACACTGATAACCTCTCTCCCCTGTCATACGACACTTATAAAAGACATATTATGAATCACATCATGCCTGTATTCGGTCATATGTATTTACAGGATATTAAAACTTTACACATTGTGACCTTTGTAAGTGATCTGGGGAAACCCGGTGCACGTAAGGACAATAAAGGAGATGTATTATCTGCTGGAACAATACAATACATCTACCGAGTTTTAAAGAATATCTTATCTAGGGCTACAGAATGGCAATTAATTAAATCAAACCCTGCAACTGGAGTTAAGAAACCTAAAGTTGAACAAAGGGAATTTGAATACTATGACGAGGAAGAAGCCAAGGAAGTTATTAAAGCACTCTATACAGAGCCTAGACGGTGGAGGTTGTACATGTTAGGAGCAATGATTGGGGGATGCCGTAGAGGTGAGTTACTTAGCTTAGAATGGTGCGATGTTGATTTTAAAAATAAAACGATTGAAGTTAGAAATAGTATTTCCTTAACAAAAAAAGGAAAGGCGGTAGAAAAGAAACCTAAATCAAAAAGTTCTGAGCGTATTATAGATATGCCTGAGTGGTTCATGAATGAAATGGCTATCCATGAGCGTGAGTGGAGGAAAGAAAAGCTACTGGCAGGAGATAAGTGGATTGGAGAAGATCGGCAATATGTATTCCATGCTGGATGGGGTAAGCCATATTATCACACTTACCCATCTGAATGGTGGAATAAATTCACAGATCGTCATGGGCTTAAAGACATACGCCTGCATGATCTTAGACACTCTAGTGCAACATTATTAATCGAAGCTGAGGCGTCCATGAAAGCAATCCAAAAGCGATTAGGACATTCCAAGTATCAAACAACGGCTAATATATATGCTCACGTCACTAAAAAGTTAAGCCGAGGGACAGCAGAGAAGTTTGATAAATTTGACCCAAAAAATATTTCGTCCCCAATTCGTCCCCAATCCGCAAATTAG